ACCAGCCGCAGTCGGCGGCACAACGGCTGCGATTGCCTCTGCCCTGACTGCGGAGCGATCTGTTAAGGGTGAACCTGTTACTGTTACAGCAGAGACTGTGGTGCAGGAAGCCCCTGCGAATTTCTTCAATCTTTTAGAGCAATTGATAAAGACAGGCGGATGGTTACTAATCTTAATCTTTATAGTTCCGATGGTGTTAGGGTGGATAATCCCCGGCCCACTGGAAAAAAGGAAAAAAGCAAGGAAGCGGTAGTTCTTGTTGAAGTCTCTTGGATAGACTCTTACACAGATGGTGGTTGGGCAGAGTATGAACCCGAAAAGGTAGAAACCAAAACATACGGGCTTCTAGTTAAGAAAACTAAAGATTGGGTTACTCTTGCCATGACCAAAGAGAAGGGTTACTGGGGAAACCTATGGTACATTCCTACAAAGAATGTGGTCAACATAAGACCCATAGAAGAGGTTTAGAAGGACTGTTCTAGGTCAGATATTTTCATATTGTATGTAACCACTAAAGCCATGAAATTATTGGAGCCATCCTTGTCTCCCTTTTTTAATACTGTAGCTTCTTTGAAATACTCCTCTGCATCCTTATCACCACATAACCAAATGTTTTTTACACCATCATAAGTTGCCCCGCCAACTATTTTCCCGCCAGTGTAGGGCTTGCCCCAGTATCCTTTATTATCAAACTCTATGCTAATAAACACATACCTATCTGGATGTTGATGTCGGCTTGTCTTAGCCACAGAGACATCATAATGTGACTTTGGAGCTACGGCTCTTTGTTTCGTTTTTATCTCTAGCTTCTCCCCGTTGTGTATCATGTCATAATTTGGCTTGTCTTCCAGCGGAGAACCCACATAAGCAGAGAAGGCTAGTTCCCCCAACTTCCCCGCCATATTCCCCCTGCCTTTTGTTATAGAATTCTTTATAGCCCCCAGTTGATTGCTCCACTCTTGGGCTTCTTCTATCATCTTATCTGTGTGGGGTATTATCTTCATAATTTTATAATACTCCTTTGGGTAATTGCTCGTATCCCATTGTAATACCCATCCCCATCTAATCCATCAAGCATGATAATGCCTCTCCACCACTGGTACTCAGTGTCCTGACACCACGTTTCTGTGTACTTAGGGTGTGAGAAGCAGCCAGCAGCCAGACCAAATATCTTTTGACCGTCTGGCTTTGTTTGTTCAGCGTGGTTGTATAAATGAGAATGACCCTGTACCGCAGAGCAATGTAACTTTGTAATCAAAGCATAGCCTATGTGGACAGAGCTAATGGGTCTTCCCATCACACCTGATGAAAAGTAATGACTAAATGTAATACCCTTGATAGTGACACACTTCTTAAAGGGAGTCACCTTCCAGCCAAACTCCTTGTACTTCAAGTCCTCTATTCCAATAGCACCCTCAAGTTCTGGTGTCGTATTAACAGCCCTTGTTATCCTATCTTCATGGTTACCCAAGCACATATGCATCTTGGGTTTATACCCACGCACCTTTTTAATAGGAGCGAACAGCTTCTCCTGTGCGTCTATCACTGCCTTTACATCCTTCTTATATCTTCTGCCCTCGAACCCTTTAGTTCCCTTATCATAAGAGGAGAGGCTTGGCATATCAGCCATATCTCCTATACAGACAATTACTTCGGGTCTTTCCTTTGCTATAAATTTACCTAATGCAGTAAACCTGCTGTTATCATAGTCAGGATGGGCATGAGGATCACCAATAATTAAAAGGTTCATTCTTGCTCCGGTAAGTGAATTGTGTATGTTTGTGGTGGTTCCATGTTTAACTCTATTAACTTGTCCAATCTATGTTGAGTGGCCTCATTCTTTTGATGCACCTGCCTAATAGGATACTTGTAATCCTCTATAGGATGTTTTTTACCTGCGTTAATCGAATAAAGAAATGACTTTGATATTCCAAACTCTGCCATGATCTCTTCCATAGAAAGTTCGTTTGCATAAAGCTCTACCATCAACTCGTATCTTTGATCCTCTGTTAGCTTTTGTCCGTACTTTTCTTTAGGGGTCACATTAAAATAACTAAAGACAACAATAGCAATACTAATACTACCTTCATTCTCCCCCCGCTTTCCTCTGTAACCACACCGGGTCAGCCTCGTAAAGCTCTACCTCAATGGCATGATGTAGAGACTCTAGCTGCTTCTTAGTGTAAGTATAATCACCAACATACCACAATGTGGGATTAGTTCCTTTCATGCGCCCCACCTTTTGTGGATGCTCTTCAGACATCTTCAAAGCCATCTACTCAAACTCATGTTTGGTTACTGATAGTACATGAGATGCACTGTAATCCCCAACCTGTACTCTGGTTGAGTAAGCACACCCAGCCAGAAACATCACCATCAATACTGCCATTAAAATTTTCACTTTCGATTCTCCAAATCTTTTAGTCTGCGGTATCCATCAAGGAAACCAAGAAACCCCATGAAGTTCTCCTGAATCTCTATAGAAGACCCTGCCTCAAACTCCCCAGTCTTCTTGTCAAATCTCAGGATGTACGCTTTGTCTACTGACTTACCTCTCATGTCCTCTATAGCTTTAGCGTAAGCTGCACACTGTAGGTAATAGGCAGAGTAGATAGCCCCAGAAGTCTTGAAGTCGATCACGCAATACTCATCGTTCACGACAGCGGTAGCATCGAGAGTACCTGCATACTTATGATCCCGATGATAGACCTTCTCCTCTACAGTAAGCCATTCCACATCATTCAACTTGACCCACTCCCTGAACGCATTGATAGCGTTCTTGGATTCAGTCCTCTCAGGCATCTTAGGTATCTCAGCCCTGCCTAGCTTCCAGAGGATGGCTTCCTCACACCACTTGTGTACTTCCAGACCTATATTGAGTGCTGCACCAGAAGAGGTGCGGTACGCACCCCTTATCCCCTTTGCCATATCCTCTGGCTTCATGTCATCATGGGCGTGGGAGAGGTAATACTTAGCCCCCTCGTTAGCAGCCCACGGAACTAGAGCAGGTTTTGCTATGCTATCTAAGATCGTGGTACAGGCTGGTACATATTCGCCGTCTATAGAATACCAATGTTTTTTCGGGTTGAATTCAAGAATAACCCTACTACCGTCATGGTAGTCTATAAGTGTACCTTCTAGTTCAGCCATTAGAATGGGAAATCTTCTTCCTGTTTGGGTTTGGAATAACTGCTTCCGTTGTCTTGAGGAAGACTTAGCTTTATGCTCAAGTAAGGCTTCCCGGCCTTGCTGACGTTTTTCCAAGCTGCTATACGGTACTCAGTACCATTTACCAAACCTTTCCCCGTCAGCAGGGGATCAGTGTCTTTTGACTTTTTATCGTTCATAAAAAGTGCTAACGAATTGTCTTTCGGTTCAAATGCCATTTTACGCTCCTCGCGTTGTTGTTGAGTTAACTGCTCATTATGATGGGCAGCTTGCGCTGCTTCATCGTAATCCTGAAACCACTCTTCATTCTGAGAGTATACATGATCGGCAGACATTATACAACCCCTGCCCGGTTGTTTGCTTGTATCGTTCTCCATACTTCTATCTTAGCCTCTGCTATGGTGAATAGGTGTTTAAGCTCTAACTCCTCTTTGACAGCTACCTTCAGCCCTTCCAAGACACCCGAATAATCTGTGTGGGCTGTTGCCCATGCTTCCTTGTAGGCTACGGTTCCTTCAGGAGCTTGTAGAACTAGCGTTGACCACTTCACCTTCTTGTAGTCATCAATGTATTTCCGGTTAGCCGTAGCTTGAGCGAGATTGGTGACGTTATCCATCATCCACTCCAAAGCCCTTTCCATTGATTGCTCATCTATCATTAGTCTTGTCCTGTATACGACCATCCCAGATTGTAACTAATTCGGTGGTTACTTTTTGTAATTTCCTAATCGCCTTTTCATTATACCCGATCATTGACCCACCTCCAGTCTTGCAAATAAGTGGTTTATCCGATGTTCTATCAGAAACCCACAGATACCACTTCTTAACTGATTGCTCGTCGTTCATTTAATCCAGACTCCATCACTTAGATAACAGCCCCTGTCATCAAATATAAGGTCATCCCACCACCTTAAATGCCTATAATGTACAGGCTTGGAGTTTGCTCTAAGCCAAGTCATACAATCCTTCTTTGTTTTAGTGTAACACACAACTTGGTCGGTTTTGTCTCCGCAATAAGTTTGTATTACTGCCCACCCTAACTTTTTACCTTCCCGGCTAATATCTGGCACAACGCGCCAATCGTTGAGATTACCTTCCGAGTCTTCCCCGTTCTCTCTGTTAA